ACCTATTATGATGTTGCAGGCATACTAGAACTTAAAGAAGAAGTGTATCCTAAATTGTTACCCAGCGTTAACGTGGTTGATTTTTTAAGAACATATAATCCGGACCCGTCCAAACAACAATGGGAATGGTACAGCGGAAATATAAGACCCCTGAACCAGTCTTCGGCTGGCCTTCATACTGTTGCCAAATACATGACTAAATTTAAAGGTCAAGTAATTGTCGAGGCGACATTAGAAAACACCCCTGGCTTTTTTGGAAACTATGCGGTAATCGATCAAAAGACTTATAATGATTTTACAGGTGTTGACTATGTGAATTTTACAGGGCTTTTTACCAATGTTCGAATCAAATACATTCCGGCAAAAGATCCTACTACACAACAAAACGGCAATACTACTTACTCCGGAACTTTTGACAAAGCTCTATATAGATGCTAAAATTGTTGCATGAATCTGATTCAAGCAACGGTACAGAACCTACTACCTCCTAAACGAAAATCAACTCCTAGCGGGTGGATCAGTTTCAATGCGTCTTGCTGTCACCATAATGGAAACTCTCCAGACAAGAGACAGCGCGGCGGAATGCTGTTTAACAACGACGGTTTCCAATATCATTGTTTCAACTGTAATTTTAAGGCAGGATGGACTCCTGGAAAATTATTAAGCAAGAACACTAAAAATCTTCTTTCCTGGATGGGGTTACCCGAAGTTGAAATACAGAAGCTAGGATTAGAAGCATTAAAGAACAAAGAGGATATGCCCAAGGTTGAAAAACCTTTGGACTTTAATTTACACCAAGTAGACTTACCAGAAGCAACCTTACCAGTAATAGAATGGATCAGTACCGCATACTTGCCTGACATAGCAGAAGACCTTGGAAAAATAGTAGAATACATTTTAGGTCGAGGTATGGAACTTGATTGGTATAATTGGATGTGGTCTCCGGCAGCAGGATATATAGATCGAGTTATTATACCATTTTATCAAGACGGCGCGATAGTCGGTTATACTGGACGTAAAATAACTGAAGGTAAACCAAAGTATCTTACAGATGCACAACCTGGCTATGTGTTTAATATAGATACACAAACGGCAGATAGAAAATATGTTATAGTTGTTGAAGGACAATTTGATGCTATTGCTGTCGATGGGTGTGCTATAATGCATAATGAGCCTAATGATACACAGGCAACTAGACTGAACATGTTACAGCGAGAAGTTATCGTTGTACCTGACAAAGATAAGCCCGGGGCTAAAATGATAAAGGCGGCCCTTGCTCACGGATGGTCAGTAAGTATGCCTCCGTGGGATGACGATATTAAAGATGTTGCAGACGCAGTGAAACGATATGGTAGGTTGTATACACTATCCACAATCCTTCATTACAGAGAACGTAACGAGATAAAAATACAACTACTCAAGAAAAAATTAGAAGGCCTCAATGGATAAACCAAATTATAATTACGATATACAAAAACTATATCTAGAAATGTTTCTATCAGATGCGGAAACATTTGCTAGATGCCAAAATATTTTTGACCCAAAAAACTTTGACCAACGACTACAAAAAACTGCGGAGTTTTTAACAAAATATGTAGATGATTACAAAGTTATCCCTGACACAACCATTGTTAATGCTAGTTGCGGCACGGATTTAAATTCTGTAGAATTACCTCGAGAAAACTACAACTGGCTAATGGATGAGTTTGAACAGTTTAGCAGACACAAGGGGTTAGAAAGAGCAATTCTTGAGTCGGCAGATATGTTGGAAAAGGGAGACTACAACCCTGTTGAAAAATTAATCAAAGATGCCATTCAAATTAGTTTGAATAAAGATATGGGTACAGATTATTTTGATGACCCACGTGGTAGACTTGAAGCACTTAAAAATAGCAATGGGCAAGTAAGCACAGGTTGGCCGGGGATTGATAAGAAGTTGTATGGCGGATTTAATAGAGGTGAATTGAATATTTTCTGTGCCGGGTCAGGTGGCGGTAAGAGTTTGTTCCTGGCTAATCTAGGAGTTAATTGGGCACAGATGGGATTGAATGTGCTTTATCTTACTTTTGAATTGGCAGAAAATTTAGTGGCCATGCGTATTGACAGTATGATGACCGGAGTTACTACTCGAGAGATTTTTAAGAATCTAGACGATGTAGAAATGAAGGTTAAAATGATTGGAAAAAAGGCAGGTAGTATACAGATCAAGTATATGCCCTCGGGTAAAAATTGTAATGATATTCGAGCCTATTTGAAGGAATATCAGGTCAAAAAAGGCGTGAAACCAGACGTAATTTTAATAGATTACCTTGATTTAATGATGCCTTTAAGTGTGAAGGTAAGTCCTAGCGATCTGTTTGTAAAAGACAAATATGTGTCTGAAGAGATTCGCAATTTGGCTATGGAAACACAATGCATTACTGTTACGGCATCACAACTTAATCGAAGTGCTGTTGAAGAAATTGAATTTGATCACAGTCATATTTCGGGTGGTTTGAGTAAGATTATGACGGCAGACAACGTTATTGGTATCTTTACCAGCAGGGCTATGAAAGAACGTGGGCGCTTTCAAATACAGTTTATGAAGACACGCAGTTCAAGCGGTGTTGGACAAAAAGTCGATTTGGAATTTAACGTAGATACTTTGCGTATTACAGATTTGGGTGAAGAAGAGGATACACGTAGTTTAAGCCAGGGTGGTGGTTACAAATCATCAACTACTAGCAATCTTGTTGCAGGGCTTAAACGAACTAGTGCAGTGACTACCACAACTGATCCAGAAACTGGGGAAATATTAGAAGTTAATCCTAGGCAAGGAATTAATGTGCCCAAAGTTAAAGCTGACGTAGGTGGAAGTAAATTACGTGCTATGCTGGCAACCCTTAACGTAGAAAAAGATTAAAACCATTCTTTAACTTCTAGGTGTACTGCGCCAGCAAGACAGTGTGCCCACTGTGCTTCGGGTTCTAAATCAAATACAAATTCGTCAGTGGCTGGTAAAGTAAGCCATTGATGTTGCGTTGTCCAGGGTTCTTCCCCTTTCATTTCGCCTTCTAATTGTCCAGGTGCCCATGCGCTTACTCCGCATACTACTCTATATTTTTCGGGACCATGTGTATCACATAGTGCTGCCAAGATGCTTATATCTGTAGTAACTGAAATTGTCGGTGTAATTTCTACTGTGGTAGAACTGGCCCAATCATTACTATGAACAATACAAACCCGTTGTTTTTCAACTGGCCCTCCTACGTATAAGGGAGCATTGATATAGTTTGAGTTTTCCATACCCACGTGTTCTAGGATATCTGCAAGACAAAAATCCTTATCTTGAATTGGTCTATTAATCATAAGACCCCAGGATCCTCGTTGTGTATGATTAACCATAAGAACTACACCTTCTTCAAAGATGTTTCCTTTATTTTTGGGCTGAGCAATAAGCAATCGCCCTTTATAGTTTTCGAGTAGCATACAATTATTTACCGCATAAATATCCAGTATGACAGATAAATTGCCAGTTATAGAACTACATAGTGAGCTTAACTCTAAACTATGGGATGATGATAATCAACTACGCCCAGAAGTTAATGTTGCCCTACTCAGAATAGCCAAAGAATTTTATCAGTTCTTGGAGTTTGATGCGCCTCTTATGGATGTGCAGATTACCGGCAGTCAGGCCAACTATAACTACACAGATTTAAGTGATATTGACCTACACTTAATCGTGCCCTTTAAAGATGTAAGCTGTGACGAACCTGTAGAAGATCTGTTTGACACTAAACGTAAACTATGGAAATTACGTCACGACATTAATATTCATAATATACCGGTAGAAGTCTACGTAGAAGATGAAGACAAGCCAGTCAACGGTAGCACCTACAGTCTGCTCAAAGACCAATGGTTACACAAACCCGAAAAACGTATAGCACACTGGGACGAAGGTGAAGTAAGTGAACAGACCATTGAATGGCTCAAAGATATTAAAGAAGCCGTGGCGAGTCAAGACCTAGAGACCGTAGAAAGTGTTATAGACATGCTACGCAATTATCGTCAGCAAGGCTTGAAAATTTCCGGTGAATTTGGCACTCCAAATCTAGTGTTTAAAAACCTACGCAATCTTGGTGCTGTGGGCATCTTGATGCAGTCCAAGGTAAAATTAACCGATATCAGTCTCAGTATTTGATTCTCTGCAGATAAGGCTGTATAATTACAGCTATGACATTGAGTATAAGCTGTGTTGAAACACAAAACTACGCAGGTGCGGTTCGAGCAGTCAAAAGCACTTTGGCCAATACCCCTGCAACAAAAGTATATTGGGTCAGTGATACCCCTTTCCCCGAAAGTCTACACGTACCCGTTGAATGGATACGAGTCACCCCTGTGGCGCATAGGATCTTTGGCTACTGGCATAGTAACATTACCCTGCGCCTTTTACCACACATAGTCAGCACTGATCACAATATAATTGTGCAGGCAGATGGCTTTGCAGTCAACGGGTCAGCCTGGACAGATGAATTCCTTGAGTATGACTATATTGGCGCACCTTGGCTATGGTGGGAGCCCCACGAGCAGATAGGCAACGGCGGATTCAGTCTGCGTAGTCGTAGATTTTATGACGCCCTATTAGATTGGGAACCAGGTTATCGCAACGAAGACTGGCCAGATCTTCCTGCCAAATACTATAACCCAAACGGACGTGAAGGTATTATGGAAGATAACCTCATAGGCGGTCCGTTTCGTCCTGTACTAGAACAACGCTATGGTATCAAATATGCACCAGTGGATCTAGCTCATCGTTGGAGCATTGAATGCAGTGAAAGCTATACCAACGAATGGTTTAAACGTAGCCTGGGATTCCATGGTCGTGAAACTGCTCAACACTATGGAGTAAGCCTATGACCAGACTATCATTAAGCTACTTTGAAACCGTGGATGCCCGCAACAGTTATCATGCCATTGAGCAGACACTGAAAAATGCACCCATTGATGAAATCTACTGGTTTAGCAATCAGCCTTTTGGACATGATCCCGGTATTCCTGTACACTGGATTCCCCTGGAGCACCCACAGCCGGGACAACTGTTTCATCCTTGGTACAATCAACTCTGTTTAGAAACTGTGCCACGAGCAGTGACCAGCGATTTTAATCTGATCATACACCCCGACGGCTATCCAGTTAATCCAGAAGCATGGTCTGACGAATTCTGGCAGTATGACTATATTGGCGCACCCTGGATGCATCACCAAGAACACGAGCGTGTGGGCAACGGCGGGTTCAGCTGGCGCAGTCGACGCCTTTATCAAGCTCTGCTAGATTGGAATCCCAGTAGGCTTGAATCAGCATGGCCCCTGCATCAACGTTACCTGGCTCGCAGAGGCGATGATCCCCCAGATTTTCCCGAAGATACCTGTCTGGCTGTGCTGTTCCGCCCCCATTTAGAACAGCACTACGGGATCAAATTTGCACCCAGCGATCTGGCACATCAGTTCAGCTGGGAACTCTATTCCAGCGACAACAACAGCCCCTGGCGCGGTTGTAGCTGGGGATTTCACGGAAGACATACAGCACCTATATATGGACAAGAATTATGAACAACAGAAGAAACACCATTTATATCGACATGGACGGAGTGGTAGCAGACTTTGACACTGCGGCCACAGACTATCTACGCAATGAAATCAAAGTGGACATTGCCAACAAAGAAGAGGGCAAATGGCCCCCGAACATTTGGGAACGGCTACGTGATCACCACCGCTTTTACCGTTATCTACCCAAGATGGAGTGTGCGGACCGAGTCATTGAACTGGCCCGTGAATTCCGCGATGATCTAGGTTGGAACTTGATGTTTCTCACTGCCATCCCCAAGGGTAACGACATGCCCTGGACATTCTACGACAAGGTCATGTGGGCACAGGAACGCTATCCAGATATTCCTGTACACTTTGGCCCCTACTCACACGACAAGCAGAGTCACTGCCACCCGGGCGACATACTGGTAGACGATCGTAAGGACAACTGCGAGCAATGGCGTAGTGCAGGCGGAGTAGCGGTTAAGATTGACACTTGGGAAGTTTGGCACGGTGTGTGGAACCTGGAGAAGCTACTAGAAGCCCAGAAGGGGCGCGAAGCGCCAAAAAATCAGATTTAAAGAATTTTTTGGGTTATTAAAACCCAATATATTAAACTTCAACTAGGCCTGGGTTCTGCGGCGCCCAAGGTAAGGCCTGTTGAGTGACGACCAGCTGATCCAGTCTACGATCAATTTCCGCCAGTTGCTCACGCATGAATTCTTCATCCATACTGGCCAACAACCATGCACGAGCTTGATCTTCAGTAATGGAAGCATAGGCAGTGAACTCTAGTGGATCTACTTGACTAGTGTCTAATTCCCAAGCACCAATAAGACATGCTCTGGGTCTACTGGTGTCTAATTCTTGGCCTTCGCCCGCTGTGAGCGTCCAGTGAATGGTATAGACCACATCAGTGAGTAGACCCTCATTGCGTGTGATTAAACGGTTGATTTCCCAAAGATAGTTGCGTTCTGTCATAGTCATTTATTTATACCCTATAGACCTATATAGCTAGACTAAAAAAAATTGTAAAAAAATTTTAACACTGCCCGATTTAAATCGTCATGACCCATATATAGCCTATAGTGAGTCCCAGGATAAAGCTGATGCCCACGGTGATAAACAGAGTGACTATATAGCCCAGATCTGACTCAATAACGGCTTCTAGAGTGGAAAACAGACTATTGCTCATAATCGGGCAGTCCTGAACCTAGATCTGCGTAGAGATCAACAGAGGGACAGATATCACTGAAGCGTAGAGCAAATTCAGTAAAAATGGATCCCGGTGGCACCCAAAAACGTGTACGATTAAGGTGTACTTCACACTGTAGCGAGTGTTGAGCTATGAACTCAAATACTTCTACACAGCGGGGATCACGGTTGAGTATGTAGTATTGATTGTCTTGATGCATATATAGGATATTTAACAGCGCGAGACCTATAGTATAGGGCAAAAAAATTGCCGCGCAAAAATTGCAAGAGTTGGAGAACCGTGGCCATGGTGATCTAGTCTAACTGGGGGCTATTTGCAGGCATGCGGGCAAATGCTTGCTTGCACTCGTGCGGAGAGGCACCTCCTGGTGCCCCACCTCCACCTCCACCCCACCGGGTCAGAGGAAGCCTTCTGCCTCTAGTTCTTCTACAGCTTCGTTAAACAGGCTTTCCCACAGGTGTACATCGTTGGCCACACGTAGGTCCTTCTTGCGGCGTGCTTGGGCTGATCCCTGCTTGTAGACCAACCATAGGTGCTCCTCACAGTAGCTACGCCCTGCTACTGTAGGAGCACAGCAGGTAGGCTGTAGCCTAGTGTAGCCTAGCTCTGTGCCTATGTACTGACATGTGCTGACCTGTGTGTCTGTAGGTGTCATAGCTTATGCTCGCTTCATACAGGTAGTACGTGCCATAGCTACCCATGTGGTAGGAAAGCTCTTACGCAAGCCTGCCAGCTTGAGCACCATACGCAGGCTCAGCTCTCGTAGCTTGTCCTGATTAGCTTCTACGAACTCTACGATCTCGTCCTGCACACAGGCTTCAAACTCATAGTCAGCCAGCATCTCGTTCTCTTTAACTACCTGCTTGATACGCAGGATCTTCTCACGTGCCGTGTCCATCTGCAGATCAATGTAGTGGCAACGTGACTCTAGCGCATCCAAGTGATCACGGAGCTTCTTTGAACGAACGTGCTCAAACTTGATGTTGGTAATAAAGATAGCAGAGCCTTTGAACTCAAAGCGATCTGGAATGCCTTCAGAGCGTAGCAGGCGTGAGTCAGTGTTCCAAGCAATGTAACGCTTCTTTGAACTGTCAAGCGCACCCTTAAGGATGTTCAGGCTCAGCTCGTCCATGAGCACACCGTCGCAGTCATCAAAGACCACAACGTTTTTCTCTGCTGAGAACTCGTAGAGTTTAGCGTAGAGGCCCAGGGCTGACATGGCACCCTTGACCACTTCATACTTGGGCTTGCGTTCTGCCAAGGTGTCAAACAGGCCGTCCTTCTGCAGAACTGCCTCAACACCAAAGGATTTACCAACGCCTGGAGGGCCACTGACAATCATAGCACGGATATCACCCTGCTTGACTGCCTTGGTCATCTCGGTGAGGATTTGGAATCGCTCACCCAGACGCTCCAGGATCTGCTCATCAGTCTCACGTGCCACTTCCTTTTCACGGCGCTTGATAGCATCCGTATCGAATTCAAGTACTTGAGTACCAGCGGAGGGTTTGGTGTTTGCTCTAGCCATCTTTGTTCCTTTTGTCTGTTTAAAACGGTATTATACTGTTATTTACGGATCTTGTCAATCACTGACTTGGCCGCATCCAGCTTCTGGATGCCATCATAGCACTGTTCCACAATGGCCATCCGCATCATTTCGATGATCGATTCGCACTCGCAGGCTTCGCGATCGGGCAGGGTAGCAATGAATGCCTGGACATCATCGTACTCTTCCAACTGCCACATGATGTCTGCCAGCATCCGTTGACGGGCATTGAGCCCTTGCAATTCAAATTCAATCATTATACTGCCTCCAACATGTTAGCAGGAACTCTCCACAGGCCCTGCTGGGTTGCCACGGTAACGTATTTGATAGCGATCTTGTTCACAGTGCCCTGCATGGTGCGACCGCTTTTGGTGCTGGTGAACTGGACCGGAGCACCAATACGCAGGGTGTTCTTAACGTCCTTGGTCAGCTGTCCACGTGCCCATTTGACCGCATCGATCATGCTGGACAGCTCGGTGTTGGTCCATGTGCCAAACATGATTGCTGAGTTGATCTGCTTGATATCCATTTTGACTCCTAGTGTGTGTAAGCATGTATTATAACAGGGAATCGCTTCCCTGTCAAGCTCAATCTAGTCTGCTACCTGCGTAGGCCTTGACGCCCAGTCGCTCTGTGATAACCTTGGCGTAGGCTTCAGCGCCAGCTTCCAGGATGCTGATTGATTGGGTAGCGGCACCGCTGGGGTTCCACAGTTGGAGGCTACCATCGTAGCTCTTGCGGAAGCCAAAGGTCTGCAGGGTCTTGCCCAGGCGGCTGTTGGACCGTACGCCCCAGATGTTGACCCAGGCAAAGCCGCAGGCATCGCGGTCGCCGTGGCGATCATAGAAAGCCTTGCTGGCTGTACGGGCTTGGATACCTGCTTCGTTGCAGGCATCTTGTACAAGACGGGCATCGAACTTGTCTGCTACTGTGGTCATTGTCTGCTCCTGTTTAGTGTGTGTAAGCATGTATTATACGGTCTTTAGACCCAGCTGTCAACCATCATGACGGGCTTTTTCAGCACTCGTTTGACGAAATCTTCTGGTGTGTCATCTACACGGACCAGCATAAAGCCCATGCTCTCGCCCAGGTCTGTTTCCTGGACTTCTAGCTCTACGCCTGCCTTTTCAAAGGCCAAGTTCAGTTTGGTCATAGCATACTGGACGCCTGCTACAAAGGCCTCGTAGGAGTTGTGGATGTCGTCCTCGTCCATCTGGAAATGGTCACTCATGACCTCAAAGTATTCCTCGCCATCGGCTACTACAAAGGGTTTAATCTTCTTCCATGCCTTCTGATCTGAGCTGTCAAAGTGATCACAGCATTCGTTGAGGTCAAAACTGTTGAAAGAATCATAATTTACTTTAGCCATTTAGTGCTCCTTTTGCGTTAGTGTGTATGTATTATACGATCAATTGAATAACCAGTCAACCAGTAGGGCTATTGCCATAATCCATATAGGCGCCAGCACAATGGCCAGATTGATGATTGCTTGATTTACCATGCCAACTCCTTTGCTGGGTAGCGGATAGAACCTTCGTAGTCCAACTGGCTCTGCTCAAACTCTGTGAGGTACTTGTCATCAACGATGCGGAAGTCGATGATCTGCTCACGGAAGTGATCGTTGTCGCACTCGACCTGTGTACGGAGGGCCATCACTGCCAGGGTAGCATCAGCATGGCTACCTTTGAACTTCTTGACCACGTAGTCACTACCGCCCTTGGCTTTCCAGTACTGTGGGCACTCACCTTTGCCGTCCCAGTCATGGGCGCCGTAGTTCTCGTAATACTGTGTGGTGATTAAGAGTTTAGCCATTGTGTGCTCCGTGTTGTTTAGTGTATGTGTGTATTATACGGCCTTTTGGCTAGACCGTCAACCAAAGACCCTTTAGCAATCAGGGTCAAAGTCTGCCCATTCCTGGGCTTCGTCGGGCTGTCCATCGTACTCTTCATCCTCTTCCTCGTCAAGCAGGATGTCGTTGCTACGCATCATGTCTGCAACCTCGTCCTCACTCATGTAGGCCAGGGCCATCTCTGCTACTGCCTCGGCACTGATCAAACCCTCGTCCATCATTGCAATCAGTTTGCTAGTCATTTCGCGCATATCAGCTCCTTTGTTGTCTATGTGTGTATTATACGATCTTTTGGATAACCCGTCAACCACTAGGGTTATTCAGGATAGAACTCCAACATCAGGATCTGGAAAGGAATGTCTTCACCGTACTCGCCCTTCATCCACTCAACGTGCCGTTCAGCGGCCTCGTTGGTTCTGTAGGCTCGGATATTGGCCCAGTCTGCATTGTGACCTGTGTCTGCCATGTCCATTTGAATTACGTATAGGATTTCCACAATCAACTCCTTGTTTTCTTGTATGTATTATAACGCCAAAAGAAAGACCCGTCAACCACCAGGGTCAACGGGTCTAGGGGTGCCCGGGACACTACCCCCGGGACTTCGGAGCGACTCTTTAGAGCGTGATGCCCATTGCGGCGGCCTTGTAACCTAGGGCTACAATAGCACGGCTCGGCATACCGATCTCATAGCGGGTAACTTCAACGTTATTACCTGCCTTCTTGCTGTTTGCATACACGGCATAACCATGTTGACGGATACGGCTTGCTTCAGCGGCAATGTTCTTGATGCCGAAACGCTTCTGTGCTTCGCTTGCTGTGACCTTTTCACCATTTTGGAGAGCGGTAAACAACTTGAAAGTCTTGGTGTTTTTGCTAATTGATTTCATTTTAGTTTCCTTAATTAAGTCTGTTTCTCAACAGTTTCATTAAGTATACATAAGTCCATCTGGTAAATCAAGATCTTTTTTTGCCAAACTCTTTACTTACATAATAAGCAATCAGTTCTCTTTGGATCATAGTGACCAAATCACCATGATCATTGTCGATCACAAACCTTACTGGACAGTTGCCCCAGCTGGCTGTATGATTGAACTCTGCAAACCACCTTCTATGATCTCTGTTCTTTGCATCAAATACTACGAAGGGCCGACCGTGTAGCTGTAACCTACTCATGATTTGCTGGTTATGGTCGTTTTAAACAAGAGACCAAACAATACTGACAAACCCCAAGCCTGAAGCCACGTGATCTCATTGACCCCGTTAATAGCATCTACAAAACAGCCGTTCCACAGCATGTAGACAGGCCAAGACAGTAGGAAGCTGACGAACAGCAGGGCTCCCAACACTCCTATCAAAATCATAAGTTTTTCCATTTGTTGCTCCGATCTTTGTAGAGTACACTAGTGGTAATGCACTCTACAAAGAGGCACTGCTGCCTCTTCGTGTCACGCCGTTTAGAACGGAGCGTCTTCCATCTCTGCAGTAACCACTGGCTTGGCCTTGGCCTTGGCCTTGATTGCCTCCATAGAAGGCTTAACAGGCGCCTTCTTGGGCTTCTTGGCTTCTTTGGTCTTCTTTGGCTGTTTGTTTGCGGCCACAGGAGCAGAACGCTTGTCCAAGGACTGCTCAAGTGCAGAACGAACAGCGGCATTACCATTGTCAAAATCAATCGACAACAGATACTCAACAGCTTCGACCTTGGTCATAGGGTGCTTGAGTTCAAGGATATCGATATCAGTATGACCGTTCTTGATCAGGACCTTTTGACGCAGAGCATCGTTACAGAAGCGAACTTTGAACTCGCCGTCCAGTTTAGAAACACCAGCATGAGAAAAAGATTTAGACATATAAACTCCTTTGTGTGTGAATGTCTGTTAATGTTCTGCGTAATCTCTTACGCATTAGTTCTATTGTACTGCCTTTTGGATTGGCTGTCAACCGAAATCAAGCACCGTGATATGGACTATAGATCTCCTCCTGTGGCGCATCTGCCACACCCATTTCTGCTAGTTGTCCAAGCACGATCTCAATCGGGCACTCCAATACCTGGGCGATGCGTTTAGCACCCATGCCCTCAATGTAGAGCTGTTCAATATCGTACGCCAATTCTGCCATCTTACTCATCGTAGGCCTCCTCGCCCATTTCAGTTACTTTTTCCTCTACCACGCACAGATCAACGATGCTGGCTGTGTTGTCTTTGTTGCTTACACCCTGGAAGGCTGTACGGAACGATTGGTTCTCTGCCAGAAAGTCGAAGACGTGTTCGCGTTCCCAGTCATCAGGCACCTCAAGCTCTTGGACTAGAAGTGTTTCTACTCGTACTGTTTTCATTCTGCATACTCCACTTGAGTTGCTTTGGCCTCGGCCATTGTGAGCCACTTGCCGTCTGTAGTATAGCAACGCACGAACCAAACTGCAACACCGTTGACGTTGCGCAGGATGTAGTCGTATTCTTCTTGGCGTGAACAGTCAAAATACTCGTCTACATTCATGTAGCGATCAGCGGGCCAGGGCTCGCCATTGTCAACTGAGTCTTCAACAGACTCGCGCAGGCTAGAAATAGAACCTCGCTCAACGAGCTCTTTGACTTTGAATGGGTCCATGTAGTGCTGAGTCAGGATAGCGCCGTTGTTCTCCAAGTAACCGTCCCAGTGGCAGTAGATCTGCGAAACTGAACCGTCTGCGAACTCTAGTGCGATAGTGCTTCGTGTTGCCATTTCAAGCTCCTGTTTAGTGTGTGTAAGTGTTAATTATAGCGTCTTTTGGATTGGCTGTCAACCAAAGACCCTTCAAGCTGTCTGGGATTTGACACCCTGGCGAAACGCCTGTTGTACTCGCGCCACAGCCAGCTTGCTCATGCCACCGATGTGCCAGTGATACAAGCCCATTGGGGTCTCGTACTCTTTCCAGTCATAGATAGTTGCTACTGTGCCGTCTTCAAATGCCAAGCACCACTCTACAGTAGTCTTGTCTCCGCCACCCTCTGGCTCGCCAAACACGGCAACGAGATCCTCGTAACGGGCAGGCATATAGCCCTGCAGGCTGGTCATGTTAACGTCTGCGTCTGTAGTGAATTTCATAAGAGCTCCTAGTGTGTGTAAGTGTGTATTATAACACGGTTTTACCAACTTGTCAACCGTTTTATTCTATTACTACAACGCGGCGAACATCTTTTTTGTAGTCGCCAGTCTCTTCGTCGTAGCAGTCCTCGTCTTCGATCATCTTGTCCATACGGTGGTAATCGCTGAACTCTACTACGCCTTCGAACACTTGGCTGACTTTGGGTGCTACAGTAGTGCGCCAGTGGTCACCGTAGCCATATGCAAAGTGGACGTCTGCGTCCTTGTCCATGTAACCCAGTTGCTCGATGAGTTGTGATACTTTCATGTCTGCTCCTTGTTAGTGTAAGTGTATTATAACGCCTTAAACCAATTCGGTCAAGTGGTAGTCTACATTAACCCTACCGCCTGTGTGGGTTAAGAACAGTTTGGTGCTGTCAGTGCCGCCCTCTACTAGGAAGACTGCCATGTAGCAGATCTGCCCGCCGTTGGTGATGCCCAGGAACTTGCAGGACGAGAACGCAGGGCCCTTGTAGCCGCTTTCCCTAGCCAGCTTGGTCAGTGTAGGGGCATGGTAGGAGATCATCTCCTGGAGTTTGTCTGGAGTAATCACAGCACAGTCCCTTCCGCACGGGCTTCCAAGTACTGCACGTCTGCTGTAAACTCGTCAATCAGTTCCTCTATGCAGTTGTGATTCTCATAGCATACGTCACTGTCGCCTAGTGCTGTTTGCTGTAGTGCGTCTACGTCCATCAGCAGGGCAATTGCCTCACGCAGTTTGTCTGCACGTTGTTTGTTTGTTAGCATCTGTGCTCCTTGTTAGTGTAAGTGTATTATAACATCAGTCTTTCAAAAACACAACCAATACCCGACCATTTTGCTCAAGTACCGCATGGCCTGCGTCACTGTGGTCAGTGTTGGGATTTGACAACACTTTTTTAGCAATGATCTTGACAGAGCGCTCGTTAATGCTTTCGCTTACATCATAGCCCGGGCTGTCTTCAGTCGCACCGTGTGCTGTATAACTGTACTTGCCTCGGCAACCGCACATACAGGTTCCGGCCTTGCCGCTGTAAACTTTAGTGATGTTGCTAATGTCTACCATAGTTGCTCCTGTTTAGTGTATGTGTGTATTATAACGCAAAAGGGCACTGCTGTCAAGCAATGCCCTTCCACTTTACTCGGTCATTAGTGCAAATGCGTTAAACTTACGCTCCCACGCTTGCAAAAACGCTTTGCCTACGTCTAGCGACACATAGTTGTCCCCTTGCATACCCTGCTCGCTGTAGTCCGCAGTTGCAAGACCGTGTGCTGTGAGGAAGTCGTTAAGTTCCTGCTTAAACTGTTTGTCTGTGTAAATGAGGCCCATTGTGTTAACGTCCCATGTGTCTGTGTTAAAGTACACACGCAGTTCGCCAATTTGCAGTGCGGCTCCAGTAGCCACGTCCGTTTGTGTTAAAAGTAACTGCTTGCATTTTAGCTCCTTTGCTGTTTAGTGTAAGTGTATTATAACGCAAAAAAGAAACCCGCACAACCGGCGGGTTATTCTCTTGTGGCACCTACGCCACACCGATCAAGAACGAGTCAGTTGCCTAACAGTCCAGTCAATTACATCACTCATCTTTAGCCTCCTCTTCTGCGTTTTCTTCTTCCCACTCGGCAACCTGCTGGCTTATGCCGTAGGCTTCGTCGAGCTCTACGGGCAGAGTAGCCTCAATCTCATCAGCACTCATGCCACCATACTCGTAGTAGTCATCATTGCCATCTTCCCATACACCTGCAAAGGCCATGCCCGGCTCGTAGTAGGTAGCATAGATCTTAAAGCCCATCTCTACGAGTTTCTCGTAGGCATTAACCGGCGGCGCCCAAGCACTGTCAAAACTCAACATCAGGCCACCTGGAATGGTATCGGCACCGTGTTCTCCACCTACATCCCACTTGGTACCCCATTCGTTGACACAAAAGTCATACCAGTTGGTATAGCCGTAGGTCATACGGTTGAATTCTTCTTTGAGTTTGTGTTCTGCTTCTTCCGCGACAGGAACGGATCCTGCTACAATGTTAAGCAGGTCTTCTGGTACAGGAATGAACTCCTGTAGGAAGGCACCCTTGTCAAATGCCTCTTTAGCCCGAGCAATCATTGCTGGATCTTTGTGTTCCAGCGTCACAGTGTTAGCGCACCAATTAGGCATGTTAGACTCCCATTTCGTAAAAGGTTACTGAAGGATCAATGCTGAGCAGTTCTTCAGCACAACGGGTCAAGCGGCGCATCTTTTCACGCACCATCGCAGGTGGCAGTTCACCATCGCAGGTCAAATTCTCAGGGCTCATGTCAGCATCAATAGAGTCTGCAATGGCCTGACGATCAGCGGCATTCAACAGGCTCAACTCCTTGCCCTTAAAGATTCGGGTCCAGGTGTTCTTCTGTGCCACATAGGCTTCAAGTGTCGAAATATTCATCTCTGCTCCTTGTTAGTGTATGTCTGTATTATAGCAAGAAAACAGGGGATTGTCAACTACCCGTTAGTCCGTCTCTAACGTTCGGTGTGACAAACATTACATCCTGGTTCCCCGTCAGCACGCTCGTGTAAACTTTCGTTTACAACTGCCTTCATGCCCTACAGCAACCTGTCCCCGTCGGAACTTTTCGCTTGCTGTAGACCCTAACGGACCAGTCAACCCTGTTTGTTTCTTGCTATGTGTCTATTATATGCGGTTTTACCACTCCCGTCAACCCCATGCCTTATATAACCCTACACCCATAATGGCTATTGATATAACGTTAACTGTCAGCTGTGGCTTATTTGTCACACGATATGCCCACCATGTAAACATAGCCGTCCCCACCACGAAGCTTACAATGTTCCAAGGGTAGGCACTCGGGCCCACGCTGTTCAGCGCATGTCCCCCTATGATGAGGACAGCGCCTATCCACTGTAGTACTTCATTCTTATTAATAGTCATCAAGCCGCCTCTTTCAAACGTATCACAAATCCGCTGTAGTCTTTCTTTGCGCGGCCCTTTGCCTTCAAGCCCAGCATAATGCCTTTAGGATCCAGGAAGCGCAGGTCTGTCTCGTCTGCACTAGGAACACCCGCTGGGATCTCATCGTAGACAGCCACAACACTCATGCCTTGCATTAATGCCTTGGCTACGTCTGCATCATTGCCGTCTGCTTTAGAGAACGTCAAGTGGTAGTTGGGGTACTGGCTGACCTTACGACCCAGAACCTTTGTATAGTCATAGAACTGTACAGTAGGGAACAGTTGGAACAGATTCATATCTGTAGTGCCCACAGTGTACTTCTCCCACGACAAGTCACTAGTACCATTCAGGCGGAACACTGGGATCAAGCCCTGCTTCTCGGCAAACTTGATAGCCTTGCGGATGTCGTGATAGAGATCCTTCATAAACTGATCGCGATCAAAGAAGAACTGTACCGTCTTGCGGATACGTGCCTTTTGGATAACGTTGGTGTTCTCACCCTTCTTGAACATACCACCACGACCCGCTGTATTAAGGCAGGCGCTCTTGCAACCTGCTGTGGCCTTTGGGCAGGTGTTCTTACCGCTCAAGTCTGCCGGTGCAAGGTGCAAGATGAAGCTGAGATAGCCCATCTTGGTACCCTTTTGGATCTTGGGATTTGCAGTACTTAATAGTTTGAACATGTCCGCTCCTGTGTAGTGTAGCCTTAATTATAGCAAGGTTTTACCACCTTGTCAACCAAAGACCCTTTCGGGTCTAGGGTTACATGCTCCAGTAGAGTTCGCTGGAAGGATCACATGAGCGCGGTGTATCATGTGGGATCTGGATTTCCTTGCCCGTCATCAAGTTCTTGACAGTCTTCATTGTGGGCACACACTCAAAGCGCCAGCCTTTGGTTGCAGGGTACAGATCGTAGAGTTCGTTGCACTCGCGTCGAATGCCCGCTTCATCTCGGTCTGCCCAAACTGTAGTAGAGAACAGACGCTCGCCCGTTTTGGTGCGCTTGTCTGCCTTGTAGATGTATACCGTGTAATTCTGTTTCATATCAATCTCCTCGAGTGTCAGTGTTAAGGGTGGGCTTGATCTTTCGACGCAATTCAACTTCTCGCTTGTGGGCTTCTGCCTTGCCGCGGATCACTTCGTGTACAAAGACTTCGATCTCGTTCTTGTTGTCGAGCTTACGAAGTTCTACACACAAAGACCAGTTCTTGTCTTCCTTTTTAGCACGATAGAAGTGCTTGGCCGCACGGGCTAGAACGCTCTTGTTTATTGTAGCCTCAGTCTTGGCTGTGACACCAATGTAGTTCTTGCCGTTGACGACAAGTTCGTATATGATGTGATTGCGATCGACTCGCTTCTTGCGGTGTGTAAGTGTCTGTGTCATGTGTGTATTATAGCACGGTTTTACCACCCCGTCAACCAAAGACCCTTTCGGGTCTAGGGTTACTTAACCCACCCGCAGAAGTTCTCGTAGTCGTATACACACTTGTCGCTATACACTATGAGTCCCCCAATGTCGTTGCCCCCACTTACATTGTACTCACGTTCAAAACGCTCTGTATACTTTTCTATGCCATCTCCCAAGCCCGCTTCGTACTCTGCGACAGCTTCTGCACAGTAGTCTACAGTTTTTGCACTAGTGTTTATCCAGTTTATGTTCATAGTGTGCTCCGTTTAAAAATGTATTATAGCACTTTTTGGATGGCATGTCAATAACATATTTCTTGTAGGGTTTCTACCCGTGTGGCTTATTTGCCACACCCCTGGCACTCTAGGCCCAGGCTGTGAAACTGGGTGTTCGCGTCATCACCTGGGCCAGCGGAGCAAATACCTGATTGTTGACACCGCGCAGGCTTATGTTGCAGGCCACTACTCGTCTGCGCTCCTGGCTTTGATTAACACCTACCCAGTGACTAGTAGTTCCCGGAAATATAATCAGTATGTCTCGTGGCTCTATGCTGACCTCTTGGCCCGCTAGTATTAAAGGACCCATTGAGTCCTTACCTTCTGGATAATAACAGGCTGCAAGCGGATTTATATGTGTATGTACTGGACAACTGGGCTGTCCTGGATCTGTATAGTTACACCACATGTCTGATACGTAGAGATCCTCTGCCCGATCACGAAACTCTGCTGGGCTTAACGTGGGCCAAGCTAGTCTAGCGTGATGTTCTATTTGATCTACTAGGGCTCGCCACTGGGGTAGAATATTAAGTTGAGTGTTGGTAACGACAGTAGAACCACGACCTGGACTGGCTCTCCATGGCTGCTGATCACCGTGCTCCATCCAAGGATCAGCTGAGGACCAAGCTGAATCTATGTCCCAAGGCGCCAGCTGACACCTATAGTAGGCAACGGGGTCATGCATAGACTAGCTCTGCCATGCTATGTTTACGGCCACAGCCCTGCGAATTTGATCAGTTGAGTTGAATCCCACACGATGATCCAGTGTACCTGGAAACAGGACCAGCTCGCGTGGATTAAGATCTATTGCTATGCCTTCTTGATCATCATCGTCTTGATATATGATCAAAGGCCCCATTGCTGTAGTTCCTTCTGGATAGTAGGTGCCAACTAGGGGACAAGCATGATCATGTCGACCACAGCCCATATAACCGGGCAGAGTATAGTTGGTCCACAGTTCTATTATGTACAATTTTGGGTTTTTAATGTGTCGGAATTGATCATCTATAAGTGAGTTCCAAGCCCGCTGAGCATGAACCAGCACTTGATCAGCTAGTGGGCTCCATTGATCCAGCAGGTGCAGTTGGTTATTCTTTTGAACTGTTGAACCAAGTCCGGGCGCATTGTAGGGGTGTGCAGGATCACCATGCTCCATCCACTGCTGAGCCCCTGCCCAAGCGCCACTAGAATCAATATCCCACCCTTGGATTTGGGCTCGATAGATCTGTAGATTACTTGTAGGACTTGGATATTCAATCATTGGCAACGGGGTCTTTACGTATACAGTGTAATTATCCTTATGGTGCGACTGGCCGGAATCGAACCGGCATGCCCTTTCGAGCGAGAGATTTTAAGTCTCTTGTGTCTACCTATTTCACCACAGTCGCA